CTGTTCGCGTATCTCTTGTACGGTGTGGGTTGTACAGACAGTCAGGAGTTTTTTTAGATGAGCGCCAAAAAGCCAATCGACAAAAGGCAGAACAGATCGACCAAAGATCTTGGCGTGCTGCCCCAGATTGCCATTGACCTTTCGGCCATCCCTGCCGCTCCTGCCCACCTTACTGAGCGATGGGTCAACTCGTGGGAGATCTTCTGGCGCTCACCCTTTGCCCAGGTTGTACAGCCAGCACAAATGCCAGCACTTGAGCGGCTGTTCTCAATGTACGACGAGCGCGAGCGCATGGACATCTACCTACGCGAGGAGCCAATGATCTCAGGCTCTCAGGGTCAGAAGATCCTTAATCCTATGTATCGACAGCGCACCTCCATTGATGCAGAGATCCGCCAGTTGGAGGATCGCTTTGGTTTGCACCCCAAGGCAGGGCTGACGCTCGGCATCGTGTATGGTGAGGCAGCACGCAGCCTGGAGGAACTCAATGCCAGAATCACAAACGCAGCCATTGCAGAATCACAAGTCGAATCCGACCCACGCTATGTCGACGCAGGTCAAGACACCAGCGAAGAGGCCGCTCTACTCATCGCCGATTAGCAGCCCACCGCCACCCTCTTGGGGCGGCTTGGTCTGCCGTTGGATTGAGACCAACTTGGTTCACGGTGAGGGAGACAAGTTTGGAGAGCCGTTCAGGCTAGAGCCGTGGCAGCGTGCCTACATCTGGCGCATCTACGAGTACGACCCCACAACCAACAAGCGCACAGTAAAACGCGCCTTGCTCGGTACGCCTAAGGGCAACGGCAAGACCGAGTTGCTGGCTGCTATCGCCTTGGCTGAACTCGGAGGACCTAAGGCCCCACGCTCTCCAAATATTCCTATCGCGGCGGCTTCCTTCGAGCAGGCGGATCTTTTGTTTGGCACTGCTCGCATCATGCTGACGCAGGGTCCACTCGCCAAACTGTTTGAGGTCTATGACACCGAGATCCTCATTAAGGATCGTCCAGGCCGTATGTACCGCGTGGCTGCTGCTGCAGGCACTAACGACGGTGGTCGACCAACTTGCTTTATCGCTGACGAGTTGCATGAGTGGACAGGCAATAAAGAGCGGGTGCATCTCGTGCTCTCCAACTCTCTTGCCAAGCGCGCAGAGGCGCTCGAACTGAACATCTCAACGGCAGGCTCAGATGAGAACACCCTGCTCGGTAGGATGCTGACCTACGCCAAGCGCATCTCGTCTGGCGAGGTGAGTGATCCTTCCTTCCTAGTCGAGTGGTGGGCGGCTGCTGACAGCCACGATCTTGAGACCGACACTGGCCGAAGGGCGGCACTAGAGCAGGCGAACCCTAGCGCTCCTGCATTTGTCGACATTGACAGACTGTTGGCACGAGCCAATGAGGTGCCAATGCACGAGTGGCAGCGCTATCACCTCAACCGTTTTGTGCAGCCGCCAGACCGCTGGATTGGCGCAGAGGCCTGGATGAAACTGGCAGATCGTGAGCGAGTGCTGATCCCAGGCGAGCGACTTAGCGTTGGCTTCGACGGCTCCTATGCGAGGGATGCCTCTGTGTTGACTGCTACCACAATGGATGGTCATATCTTCCTGATCAAGGCGTGGGAGAAATCCGACACCAACCGAGACCCAGATTGGACCGTGCCGCGCGGCGAGGTCGACGCGTTTGTTGATCAGGTAATGCAGACCTACGATGCCACGCTCTTCTGCGATCCACCAGGATGGTCATCTGAGATCGAGGAGTGGACGCGGAGGTACGGCAAGCGCGTGGCAGTCTTCCCTACCGCTACGATTGAGCGCATGGGTCCAGCCGTTGACCGATTTTTCACGGCAGTGGCGACGGGCGAAGGGCTGCGACATGACGGCAATCCGCTCTTGGCTCGCCATATCAGCAATGTTCATACCAGGTTGACTCGCTATGGTCAGGTGCTAACTAAGGCCTACAAGGCATCCCCAGACCGCATAGACGCTGCAGTCTCTGCCGTGGTCTCGTTCCAGGGTGTAAAGTTTATGCAGGTAGAACCTAAGTCTGTAGCGAAAGTGGAGTGGATCAACCTATGATTAGCAACCTTCTTGAAGTTGTGGGTGCGGCGCTTGTGATTACAGGTCTCGCGCTACTCTCTCTCCCACTGGGGTTCATCGCACTAGGTGCGGCTGTTGCCGCTATCGGCTATACGCTAGGAGACCGTAAGTGAGCATCCTCCGCCGCATCCTTGGTGAGCAGCGTGCCGTTGGCGGCACTTGGATCACTGACAATCAGCCAACGGTTTCCTCCGCTGGTGTCTCAATTAACTCGCAAACTGCCCTCTCAATTGGTGCGTATTACGCGGCCGTAAAGTTGTACAGCGACACAATCGCGTCACTTCCGTGGGACACTTACATTCGCATTGACGGTACGCGTCGACCATACCGACCGTCACCATCGTGGCTGACGATGCCGCAGCCAGCAAACCCTAACTTCACTGGCTTTGACCTGAAGCATCGCATGGTCAGCAGCCTCCTCATCGATGGAAATTGTTTCGTGCTTTTCATCAAGGGTCGCAACGGCGACATTGTTGAAATGCGCGTACTTGATCCGCACCGCGTAACGATCAAGACCGTAGACGGCGCACCGATCTACACTGTGACTGGTGAGGACAATGTCGGTGTCGAGTTGACCTCTGACGCAATCCTGCACATCCCACTCTTTGCAACTGGGTCAGCGATGCGCGCACCTTCGCCAGTTGAGCAGCACCGCACCACACTAGGGCTTGCAAGCGCGACTCAGTTGTACAGTGCAAAGTTCTACGAACAGGGCGCCGCGCCATCTGCTGTGATCCGCATCCCAGGAGAGTTGACACAGGATCAGGCTGACTCACTGCGCAACTCTTTCAGCCGCCGTCATTCTGGCGTCGAGCGCATGCACCAAATCGCCGTTCTGACTGGTGGTGCAGACTTCCAGCAGATGTCAATGAAGATCAGCGACATGCAGTTGGTGGAGACCCTTCACTGGGGAGTAGAAAGTATTGCCAGGCTAATGGGCGTACCGCTCCACCTGCTCCAGTATCCAGGTGGAAACACCTCATACAACAGCGTTGAGATCGTCAGCATTGAGTGGCTGCGCCTTGGTCTCGGACCACTTGTCGCACGCCTGGAGGCTGGCTTGCAGCGTCTCGTTCCAGGTGCAGACCAGACCTTTATCAAGTTCACGATGGACGGCCTGCTCCGACCTACGACCAAAGAGCGCATGGACGCATATCAGATTCAATTGCAAAATGGCATCAGGTCTCTCAACGAGATCAGAAGGCTAGAAGACCTTGCAGATATTGACGGTGGCGACCAGCATTGGAAGCCGCTCAACATTGGTGTCGTAGGTCAGGAGCCTAGCGCGTGATTGAGATCTACGACATCGACAATACGCTGACGACGAGCGGCGACACTCCGCGCCAAGATCTAATCGACTACATCAAGACTGATGTACAAGACGAAGGCGTGCGGATCTTTATCGTCAGCGGCCGTCCAATCAGCCGCCTTGCAGAGACCGAGAACTGGCTGCGTGAGAACGGCGTGCCATATGAAGAGATCTATCTGAACGACTTCAGCGAGACTCCTGGACCGAATGTGATTGAAGCATTCAAGGCATACAAATACGCAAAGATCGTTGAGGAGTACGGCCTTGCCGAGATCGGCTATGTCGTTGACGATTCAGCAGAGGCTCGTAGCAATGCTGAGGGCATGGGTATCAAGGCATACACCGCCCAAGAGTTGCTCGCTGCTGAGGCTGAACACGGCGCAGAAGATGAAGAGAACTCGGCTGAGGGCCGTGCTGTGTATCAGGTCCCAGACTATATCCGCAATGCAGCAGCCAGAGGCTTGTCGTTTGTAGAGGACGGCCTCGGCGGCGACGGCTTGCAGCCTGAGACTATTACTGATGCGCGAGAACTTGCAGCAGGTCGAGCAGACTCGGACAAGGTGATGCGTATGGCCGCCTGGATTCGCCGTCATCGCGGCGACTGGGAAGGCGTAGCGCAGAACGAGGACGAAGATAACGATTCGTTCCCTGGCCCTGGAGCGGTTGCTGGCTTCCTTTGGGGTGTGGAAACAACTGACCGCCAAGCGACTGATCGCGTACTCTCGTGGGCAGATGCTCTTATCGCGGCAGAAGATAGGGAGATTATTGATATGAAAGAGAAGGAAGTTCGCTCGCTGCCAATCGGTGAGTTCCGACTTGGTGAGGCTGACGCAAACGGTCAGCGCACCGTGACTGGCTACGCATCGATCTGGAACAGCCCATCAGAGGGTCTGCCGTTCGAGGAGCGCATTGCGCCTGGCGCGTTTAGGCGTTCACTCTCACGCGCAACCGCAGGGCAGAAGATCATCGCCTTCCTCTTTGGTCACGATGAGCAGCGCGCCTTGGCTACGACGAAGAGCGGTCGCCTGATCCTGACTGAGGATGAGACTGGCCTTCGCGTAGAAGCCAAACTCGACCCAGCCGATCCAGACGCAGCCAAGGTCATCTCGATGCTGACGCACGAGAGTGCCGCCGCTGGTTGGTCATTTGGCTTCCAGAAGGTTCAGGATGCTTGGGATGGCAACAACCGCACGATTAAGGAAGCCAACCTCTTCGAGGTAAGCATCCTTGCCGCTGGTGGTCAGACCCCTGCCTACCCTGCGACCCTTGGACTCACGGCAATCCGCCAGGTCACTGCGCCAAAGATCGGCGTAGAGGCCGAGGCGTTGATGGCCACACTTGAGGCAGTCAAGGCTGGACGAGAACTGTCCACCGAGGAAGTGGCTGTCATTGATGCTGTTCGCTCGAAGTTAGCGCCTAAGCCAGGGAAGGTCATTGACCCATCTGTGGCTGTGGCAATGCTCGCTTTGCAAGCGGCAGAAGGTGACGCACTCTAGGTCTCGTGCCTACGCCCCACCGCCCTGAGTAGGCGAGTCCGCGTTAGAGCAACCCACCGAGGAGAGCAAAATAGATATTCCGCCTATGTGCGGAGAAAGGAAGTGGACACTATGTCCGACTTCGCAAATCTCGCTGACAAGCGAGCAAACCTCCTGACGGAGGCACGCGGCATTGCCGTTGAGGCCGCCGATAAGGGAATCGCCCTAGAGGGCGAAGACAAGGTGCGTTTTGAGCGACTTGTTGCTGAGGCTGGCACGCTTGCCGAGGCGATGAAGTCCGAGAAAAACGCTACGGAAGCACGCCAGGCTGCTGACGAGGCTCGCGCCGAGTTCGCCGCTGTTGTTGCTCCTACGGCTCCTAAGTCCAAGAGCGACTCCGAGCGCCTCCGCGCAATCGGTCTTGCTGGCGGCACGGACTCATTCGAGTTCCGCGATGTAACCAAGAGCAGCAACCTGGGTGATCCAGTGGCGGTATTCCCACGAGTGAATGTCGTTGCAGGCCAGATCAACCCATTCATCAACCCAGATGTGGTTGATGTGATCCGCGTTGCAACTGGTAATGCGATCAAGTTCCCACGAGCCACGGCTCTTGGAACTGCAACCGCGCCAGGTGAGGCAGGCACGATTGTTGAGAGCGACCCAACCATGGGTACTTTGCAACTAACCCCTAGCGGCTACAAGATCCTCGTACAGGTGTCCGAGGAGTTGGTTGAAGATGCGGCCTTCGACATCGCTGCGTTCATTGCGGACGCTGCTGGTCAGGAAGTTGCAATCGCCCACGGCGCAGCCGCGGGTACCGCAGTTGTAAGCGCTGCAGGTTCAGGCGTAACTGGTGCGACTTTCGTACCTACCTATGCAGAACTCGTTTCGCTTCAGTACGCTGTGAAGCAGCAGTACCGTTCAGCCGCTAAGGCTGGTTGGTTGATGTCCGATGCGACCCTTGGAACCATCCTTGGGATCACATCGTCCAGCGTGCCGCTTTTCCAGCCAGGTGGTCAGGGTGGCGTTGATCGCCTCCTCGGCAAGCCTGTCTACACCGCTTCAGGAATTGCTGACATTGCTGACAATGCCAAGCCAATCCTGTTTGGTGACCTTGGGCAGATCAAGACCGCACTCGTAGGCGGCATCCGCGTGGATGTAAGCCGCGAGTACGCGTGGAACCTGGGCCTTATCTCGTATAAGGTCGAGGTTCGCGGCGCAACTGGGCTTGCCCAGGCTGATGCCGTTAAGTACTACGCCTGCAACTGATCCAATCAGTAGCAACGCATAGTTAGTGGGGATGGGGAGCCGCCTAGTGCGGCTCCCCAGAACCGCAAGTTAGGAGAATTAAATGCTCGTTCGACTTTGCAAGCGACGCGGTGAATATCCAAGCGGCTCAATCGTTGATCTGCCACAGGCAGAGGCGGAGAGCCTGATTGGGTTTGGCTTGGCGGAGCGTGTTGCAGATGTCGACGCAGAGGCACCAGCGCGGCTCGTAGAGCGCGCTGCAGTCAAGTCAACCATCAAGACAGCCACCGTGCCTGTAGAGGCCCTCAGCGTGTCTGAGATCGTGGAGCCTGAGGCGTGAGCCTAGCCGCTACGGTTGTAACCATCGGCACCACACCAACGCTGATTGCGACTGGCTTGAATGGTGCATCGTGGCTATATCTACACGCACCCACTGGTGGCAACACCGTCTATGTCGGACCAAGCAATGTGACCACGGCGACAGGACTCGAACTGCCAAAGGGCGAACTTCACGAGTTCTGGCTTGCCGAGACTGACAAACTCTATGGCATCGTCGCATCAGCAACCCAATCATTGATGACCCTACAGTCAGGAGGCCGCTAATGAGTTATGCATCCCTCTCCCAGTTCAAGGCGGCCGTGGGCATCACCGATAGCACTGATGACAGCGCACTTCAGAATGTGCTCGACGCTACTGACACGCTCATCGATCTTTACTGCGACCGCAAGACTGGGTTTGGTACGGCGACCGAGACGCGCTATTACACGGCTGAGGACTACGAGTATGTGTTGACTGATGATCTCGTGAGCATCACCACGCTGAAGACTGACGATGATGCAAACGGCACCTACGAGACGACCTGGGTGAGCGGCACTGACTATGTGCTGGCTCCGAGAAATGCCGCGCTTGATGGTTTTCCATACACCGAGGTCGATACAAGTGTCAGTTGGCCGCGCAACTTCCCTAAAGATGTCTACCTTGGTGTGCAAATTTTAGGGGTGTTTGGGTTTCCTAGTGTGCCGAGCGCGGTCGTTCAGGCAGAAATCATCCAGGCAAATGCAGTCTGGTCGAGTAGGACGGCTGCATTCGGCATAGTCGGGAGCGTAGATTTGGGAGGCGTATTGCGAATGAGCCGAGCGCTGCATCCTGAGGCCGCATTGATCCTTGAGCCGTACCGTAAGCGCAGCGGCTTGGCTCGATGACCGACCTGACCATCCTTGACGCAATCGCTGCTCGTCTTGTGGCGGTCAATCCGCCTACTGGATACGCACTTCGCGCTGCCTTCGCCACACCGCCAGAGGCTCTGCCAGCCGTGCCTGCCGTCGTACTATTCCCAGGCGATGACCTGATCACAATCGGCAATGGCAACCGCACCACAGTTCTGACAGTGGCGATCCGCCTTTACCTGCTACCAATTCCACGCATGGAGGATAAGTACCGTGACCTCTACACCTGGCGCGCATGGCTGCGCACCGCGTTTGATGGCGCTGTGACGATTAGTGGAAATGCTGCTCAAGTGGCAGTCACGAGCACTACACTCGGCACAGATACATATGCCGATCAGGACTACCTGACCGTTGAAGCAACTGCGGAATGCACGGTGTTTGATACCGTGGCGTTCACCGCGTAAAGCAAGGAGATCGAGAGATGGCAACCTTCGGCGCAAAGGCTCTGACGCGAATCGCTACTGCGTCGCAGGCCGCATTCGGAACGGCCGCTTCAATGGGAACGGCAACTGGCGAGATTCTCTTCAGCGAGACCATTGGGTCACTCGATTTGGGAATCACGGTCGACATGGGAGAAACCCTCTCCGTTGGTAAGCGCACCGCCATTCAGGCGAGCCAGCCAGTTATTACTGGCAAGGCTCCAATCCTGACCATTGCTGAGGGTCCTGCATCGCTCCGCACCCTGCCACTTGTACTTGATGCAATCGGCGCGAGCACCTCAGGAACGGCATCGCCGTACACCTGGACTTGGTCGCCAACCCAGGGCGATGTTGACACGCTCATCTTCTACTCGTTCCTTGTGACTGACGGAGTACAGAAGTATCTCGTCAGGGATGCAGCCCCAACCGAGATTACATTCTCAGCAGACGCTACGGGCGTGCTGCAGATGGGTGCAACCTTTGCGGCAACAACGGTTGCCACATCAGTGCTTGCATTCCCAAACGCCATTCCTGCGAACCCAATGATGGCTGGTCGTTTGATGAAGTTGAGCACAGATACCAACTTCCCAGACAAGACTGGAACAGGTGCGACCGACTACGCATCCATCTATAACTTCAGCCTGTCAATCATGACTGGCGTTGGGATGGTCACGGCGCTTGATGGCAGCCTCACGGCCGCTACTGCCGCGCTGACTGGTGTGCTCGATGCAACGCTAACCTTCACGGTAGCGAGCAACGCAGCCGCTGGAACGACTTTCCCAATCACCGATGTTACGACGCAGAAGTACTTGCGTCTCTACGGCACAACGACCGACAATTTTGGTGTGTGGATCCTCGGCTCATGGGAGATCGAGTCGATCACTCCGCTCTCGGCCGATAACGAGGGTGTTGTGGTTAATGAGGTGGTCTGCCGTCTGGCCTACGACACAACCTCAGGCAAGTCGCTTGAGATCATCGTAGATTCACCACTGGCAGTAGCACCGTAAATAGCAGCGCCTAGTGCGCTAGTAGGAGGGTCAATATGGAAACGGTAAAGATCGCCCTAGAGGGGAAGTACGCTGGATGGACAGCCGAGTTGCGAAAGACCGTCTCGGCTCGCATCCTGCTCGACTTGGAATCAGGCGAAGCGCGCCTAGCACTTGGTGGCTTTGCAAAACTGGTAGTGACGCATAACTTCAAGGGGCTTGATGGTAAGCCTGCTGAAGATATCCTGGATGCTCCAGTAGACGCATTGACAGAGACTCTTGCGGAGTGGGTAAAGGCGAACCAGCCAGACCCCAAGTAAGGCTCGCCGCACGGCGGATGGGACACGGACAGTCGATTGTCCCACCGCCAGAGATCATCTTCCACATCTTGGCTGCGAAGTTTGGGATGTGGCCAGAACAGGTGGCGAGCCTTCCGCTAGATGAGGTGTTGCTGGCGTGGACAATCCACGCAGAGATGCAGCCGAAAGGGAAGTGATGCCAGCAGGAGTTACCCTTCAGGGGAAGTTTGACAAAAACTATGATCAACTGCGAATCGGCTTCCTCAAAGCATCAAACCCCAGCGCTTTTAAGCGCCTTGGCACCTTCGCCACACTGAATGCTGCACGGACATTGCAGAAGCCAATGCGCGAGAAAGCACCGCGCGGAGAAACTGGCGCGCTGCGTAAAAAGGTTGTAGCGCGCAAGGCGCGGTTTAACAACCCAGCGGCGGTGGTGGGAATCAAGGGTGGGCGCAACGGCGTGTTCTACGGCTGGCTGGTAGTTGGTGGTCAGGGCAATCGGCGAACCACTAAAAATGGAACCTTCAATGTCAAGGGAGTAAAGGCGCGGCCATTCGTTGATCAAGTGGTGAAGCAACGCTCTAACATCAATCGCGCGGTAGAGTCATACAGCAAGACCTATGCCGCGTTCTACAACGACGAGCCATTCCGAAACACCATCCTACGATTTAGAAGGGGTAATCAACGCTGATGGCTATGAACCAGACCGCTAACTTTGTCGTAAAGGCAAAGGACTCTGCCTCAGGTCCGCTCGGTAAGATCGGCGGCGCGATGGGCGGACTTGCCAAGACCAGTTCGTCTGCATTTGGCGCTATTGGCGCTGGCACGGCGGTCATTGGTGCCGTCACCGCCGCCCTAACATACGCCGTTGCAAAGGCCGCAGCATTTGAGACGGCGATGCTCAATGTCAACAGCATTGCCAAGGTGTCGCCAGCGGCATTTGAGAAACTCAAAGATGCAGTTCTCGATCTCAGCACAAGATTGCCACAAAGCGCCGAGACGCTTGCCAAGGGTTTGTATGACATCTCATCCAGCGGATTTGCTGGGGCAGAGGGCATCAAGGTTCTCGAAGCAGCGGCAAAAGCCGCATCTGCAGGACTAGCGCAAACCTCCGAATCTGCCGCAGGAATCACTGCGGTGCTTAACGCATACTCCTACAGCGCTGACGAAGCGCAGCGAGTCTCTGACATCCTCTTCAAGGTTGTTGATCGCGGTGTGATTACCTTCCCACAACTAGCGTCAGAGATCGGTAAGGTCACTGCGCTCTCCGCACCGCTTGGTGTAAGCCTTGAGGATGTTGCCGCCGCCTTGGCGGTGCTGACTAAAAACGGTATTGATGCAGAGAATGCGACCACACAACTCAACGCAATTATGCAATCGGTGCTATCCCCAACAGCAAAGGCAACCAAACTTGCCAAGAAACTCGGCATTGACTTTACAGCGACAGGTCTAAAGACCAAGGGCCTTAACGGCTTTATGGCGGACCTGATCAAGAAAACTGGCGGAAGTACCGAAGCAATTGCTGAACTGCTCGGCGATGCGCGAGCAATTAGAGGAGCATTCGTTCTCGCAAAGAACAGCGGCAAGCAGTTCAATGACGAACTCGCATTGATGGCTAATGCTGGTGGGGCAACCGATAGTGCGTTGTCATATCAGGAGCAGGGTCTTAACTATCAACTGCAAATCTTCCAGAACAAGGTCGATGCTATTGCAGTGGGCATTGGAGAGGCTCTTATTCCAGCGATAAATGACCTTCTTGGCGCTGCTGAAAATATGGGAGCAGGCATTGGTCGAGTTGTTGAAGAAAGCGTTAATCCGTTTATGGAAGAACTTGGTAAGACGGCAGAATTGTTCGGCATTGAATTTGAGGGATTCAGTCAAGAAGGTTTCTGGGATACATTCTTCAAGCCAATCAGAGACAACTTTGACAACGCCACAATTATTCTGAAAGCCTTTAACGAGGCGTATAGGGAAATGCTGAGGTTGACTGGCCAGCCAATCCCAGGTGAAGGTGCGATTATCAATCCGATGGACGTCAAGTACGCTCCTGACCTGCGAGTTCCTAATCCTTATTCTGACCCAAGCACAACCGTTGTTACCACCGTGAACATCGGCACCGAGAAAGTTGATACCGTTGTTGCAAACTCAATTCGCCGTATCGGCGTTGAGCCGCGTCAGCAGTAAATGGCAAACCCATTCAGCCTGATTATTGCTGGAGTAGACAGCGGCGCTAACCTGCTCGATCTCCCTGCACCCACGGCCACCACCACGCCCTATGTCGAACTTGGCTCGTTGAGCCTGACGATCTCAGCAGACGGCTCCCCTGGGGATATGAGTTTTACCGTCATCGAGCCAAAGACTCCAAGCGGCACATCGCCGTGGTGGCGCTCTGGCAATGTCTACGATAATGCGCGTGTCCAGTTTTTTGACAGTCGATATAGCGCAACCACACCAATATTCCTTGGCTATATCAGCAGCATCCAAGGCGAACTCTTAGATAACGGTATCGGAACGCGCGCAATGGTGCAGGTCACTGGCGCAACTGGCTGGCTAAGTAGAACCATCGTGCGGAACGGTAAGACTGGGATCAGGGCTACCTCATTTGTAGACTCGTTCACGATCGGTACTGGCGAGCCAGAAGACACGACAGCGACTACTGACCAGGCAGTTATTAATGGGCTGCTGGCTCGTGTGGCAGCGCAGCAGACCGACGCATCTACCTTGCAACTGCTCAACACCGCCGTGATCAGCGGCACCACGCGCGCCATCTTTACAGGCACCGCGCAGAAGATCGGCAAGCAGACCTTCAGGGCGACCACCCTTCAGAGCGCCCTTGAGCAGGTGGCAGAAGCCGCTGGCGGCATCGCTGAGACGCAGTACCGTATCTGGGTTGATAACGACGGCCGAGTCAACTACGGACCAAAGACCGTCTCGTCGACATACGCCACGGCTCCTGCTGAGATCGTGACCGACCCTGCCAGCATCCAGACTGGTAGCACAACGACACCGACGCGTCTCTTCGCTCGTGACCTGAGCGTCAACCTTGACCACGCCAATATCGTCAAGGGGATCTTTGTAATGGCTGACTCGGCGTATGCGCGCTACGACAGCAACACCGTATTCAGCAACGCACCGACTAACGACCCATACTTCCGCACTTACAACGGCACCTACTTCAAGGCGACCGTCTCGCTCGCTGCTCGATCAGGCACGACAGCGACGATCACGACTTCGCCTGCCCACGGCTTCGCCTCTGGGCGTAGCGTCACGGTGGCACTGACCAGCGGTCCAACTGGATACACCGCGCTCAACGGCACCTTCACGATCACAGGCGTGACCACTAACTCCTTCACCTACACCACTGGAACGAGCGGCACGATTACCTCAGGTGCGGCCGTGGGTACGGCATCGGCACAGGGAAGCGGAACAAGCCGTACAGGTGCAGGGCAGGCAACGCGCAACGGTCCTATTGCTCACGAAGTCTTCAGCGCACCAAAGGTCAACAACAAGTCTGACCGTGGTAAGACGATCAGCCTGCTCGCTCGCGGCACGATGACCACTCGATCACAGCCGCGACGCACCGTCTCGTTCACTATTGCAGGTGGCAACCTAAGCCAGACCTCTGCTCCAGACTGGGAGTACGGCTATACACAGGGCTACCCAGCCGCAGCGGCAACGCCCTATACGCTCGTCAAGGCGTGGCTCCCAGGGCAGTATGTGAAGATCACCGCGCCGATGCTCGACCTCTCGTCTACCATCCTCTACATCCCTACTGTCACAATGCGCTTCGCAGAAGGTGGAGGCAGTTATCAGGTGCAGTACGAGATCGAAGCGGACTTCCGCAGGCAGTATCTCAGCGGCCTTCGCGGCTTGATTGGAGGAGAGTAATCGTGGGTAAGTACGGCACAAACCTAGAAGGCTTCGGCGCGTTTGAGGGTGGGGTCAACGCAGACAAGGGCGCACCGCTCGTCAGCACATCGAGCGACGGCGAGACCGCTTTCATCTTCGGAGCAGCCGCCTTGAGAACCATCCAGGCTGGAGTAGAAAATGGCGACTTCGCTATTCCGCCAGATGACGGCGACGCGGTCATCACCGACGAGAATCCACTGCCGTACTGGACCTTCACGGATACCAATAGCAGTGGCGCGATCACCTGCAAGATTGTTGATGACGCATCGTCAGGCTCATCTAATACCTTGCGCTGGAGCATTGCGGCCGCATCTGCCAACAGCCTCAGCGCCAAACTGACGCGCTTCATCCCAGTCGCCTCTACGCGAAACCGCGCCTTTGCTTATTCGCCAGAACTGAACACCTTTGCTGCGACCAATACCGCCATCGCCACGATTCGATTGCAGGCACAGTTCTACAAGTCTGATCAAACAACAACAACAGGCACGGCAATGGACTCAGGCGTATTCACCTTTGCAACGATGGGAACTGGGAGCAACTGGCTACAGATCAGCGGAACTACTGCCAACGCAGCACCATCCGACGCTGCGTTCTGCCTGGTCACCATCACCGTAGCGACAGCCGCAACTGGAACGGTGGTGGCATCAACTATTGACATCCCAGAGGTTCGCCTGATCCGTGGCGATCAGACCACGCTCTTCGCTGAATACTCGACACCAGCAACCTACGCGCCGACTCTGGTGCGGCAAGTCAACGGTGTTCTGCAAATCAGTCCGAACTCTGGCACTGGAAATGTGACTCTTGGCGGCGACCTGACGGTGACTGGCGCAGATGTCAACCTTGGCACTGGACTCACCGTCGGAGTCCTTGGTACTTCATCCGTTCAGTTCACGCGCAATGACACTGGCAACCGCGCCAACATCACGGTGGCGCGCGTGTTCCCAGGCACCCAAACTACTCGCTATATGGATGACAACGGTGCTGCGATCACTTTTAGCAGTTCCATTGCAGTGAGCGGATCAGTGGATGCAACAACTTTTTATCCATCAAGCAGCGGCCTTGCACTTGTTGGAGTCAATGGTGCCGATGTATCTCTGACTGGCGCTGACATCACCGTTCCAATTGCTGGCAATGGCGAACTGGCCACAATCCCAAACACCACCACCGCAACAACAAACAGCGCACGCTGGGTGAATACTAGCGGCAATATCTACGCTTTGCGCCGCGACTCATCAACGCGCAGAGTCAAAACTAACATCGTTGAGGCAGATGATGCAGTACTAGCAGCAGCCAAGAACCTGCGCGCAGTCCACTTTGAGCCGCTTGAGAAAGATGCCGATGGCATCCTGCGCGGAACTGGGCAGCAAACGCTGGGACTCATTGCTGAAGAGATTGTTGACGCTGGGCTTGGATGCGCCGTGACCTATGACGGCGAAGGACTGCCAGACGGATACGATGAGCGCGTGATCATTGCTGCACTGCTGCATCGCATCAACGATCTTGAAGAGCGACTTGCCGCGCTGGAGGCACGATGACCCCACGCCAGATTGACCAACTGATCGCGCGCCTAGACGCACACTCCGTAAAGTTGGATGAGGTGCGCTCAACGGTGGACAAACTCAAAGGAGGACTAGTGGCTATCGGTGCGCTGTTGTTCAGCGT